GATACTATATCAACTGGTTGGAAATGGTTAGATAATAAAATAGATGGAGGATTTCTAGAAAATGGTAGATCATTATATGTCTTTGCCGGTGAATCTAATGTTGGTAAATCTATATTCTTAGGTAATATAGCATGTAATATTGCTTCTAAAGATAAAACGGTTTTAGTTATAAGTCTTGAAATGTCTGAAATGATATACGCAAGAAGATTGTCATCTAATATAACTCGTATACCTATGAAAGAATTAAAAGGAGCTGGTCAATCTTTATCAGCTCAAATAAAAAATTATAATCAAGGTAAACCTAATAGTAAAATATTAATTAAAGAGTTTCCCCCTAGTACTATAACCCCTCAAAATATTCAAGGTTATATTACGGAATTAAAAAATAGAGGTGTTAAGATAGATGCAGTAGTGCTTGATTACTTAAACTTACTTAAAAGTCCTTATGGTGATAATTCATATGAAAGAGTTAAGCATGTAGCAGAAGGTATAAGGGCTTTAAGTTACGTTTTTGAATGCCCGTTTATATCTGCAACCCAGTTAAATCGTTCAGGTTATGATGAGGAAAATCCTGGATTAGATACTATATCAGAATCTATAGGTATGGCTGCTACTGCTGACTGTATATTTAGTATTTTTCAAGATGATGAAGATAAAGAACTTGGTATAGTAAAGATGGGTATAATGAAAAATAGATATGGTGCTAATTATGGTTTTACTTCATTAAGATTAAATTATGATACGTTAACTATATCAGAGGATGAAACGTTAAACATCGACGATGATGGTAGTGAAATGGCTGATCTTACCAATACTCTTAACTTGTTGAGTAATTAAAAAGAGGAACTAAATAAAATAAATGCCTAAGATCCATATAATAACTGATGCTGATCTAGATGGGGTAGGTTCATATTTGTGTTTAAAATATGCTTACGAAAAAGCATCAATATCATATTCAGTAACTACAGAAAAGAAATTTTTAACTGATATTGCTTTTTTTGATTTTAAAAAATATGATTTAGTTATAATTTCTGATCTTAATTTAAAAAAAGAAGAAATTAAATTATGTGATTATAAAAACGTTATGGTTATTGATCATCATGCTGAACATTCAGAGTTATTAGATGATTATAAAAATGCTAAAACTATCATTAAAAATTATACTTCATGTACAAAACTAATATTTGATAATTTTAAATTAGATAAAAAATTAAATATAAATCAAAAACTATTGGTTAAGTTAATAGATGATTATGATAGTTATACATTAAGTATACCTTTTAGTAAACCATTAAATCAAGTTTTTTGGTCTTATACGGGAGATAGAATTATAAAATTTGAAAATGATTTTAAAGATGGGTTTTTTGGATTTACTCAATTCCATAAAAATGCTTTAAAAATAATACAAAATAAAATTGATAGGTTTTTTAAAGAAGAAACTATTCACACAGGCAATTTAAAAATAGGGGGTAACAATTATAATATAGCAGGGGTTATGGTTTCATTTAGTCCTAATGAAATAGCTGAAAATATTATAGATAAATATAACGTCGATTTTGTAATTATGATAAACCTAAAAGGTAAATCAGTTTATATTAGACGTAGTAAAAGTTGCACTTTAAATATGGGTAAATTAGCTGCTAAACTTATGGATGGTGGTGGTCATGAAGATGCAGCCGGTGGAACTTTAAATGATAGTGTTATTAATATTACTAAATTCTTAAAACCAAATTAATGCAAAATAATATTCCATATGATAGAATTCAAGTAGATGAATATGAACGTTCATTTTATTCATTTTGTACTTTTGTAGCTCTATTACATGATAAAAAAATGAATTTTGCAACAGTTTTTTTAAAAATACTTGAAAATAAAGCTTTACGTGATATATTTATTAGTATTATAGAAGAAGAAAATGAATTTACTGCTATCAAAAAATATATTGAAACTGAACCATCAGTTACTAAAAGTAAATACGTTACAAAATTTTTGAATAGATTTAATGGGTTTGATGACTGAGTTTGAAAAAATAATATATAATAATTTTTTAGAGGTTAGTAAAAAAGTAAATAACAAACCAGTCAAGTATAGAAAGAATTTTGAAAATTTTCCGGATAAAAATTATATTATAATTAATAAATTAAGTAGTTTCTTTAGTAAGTTCAATCATTTAAAAATAAAAGACTTTTTCGAGGCTCCTTATTTTGTTTATGATGAAAATTATTTTGATTTAAAATTTTATCTAAGTCCTAAAGCTATTAAAGCTTATACTTTATATAATGATAAATATATGCTTAATAATCCTGATGATGAAAAAACTATATATAAAATGCAGGAATCAATAAAGTTTATATATTTATATTGTAAGGAAAATAATATTAATATAAAAAATTATTTAACTAATAAAGAAGGCGAATATAATGCATTTCTTAAACATATTAAAAATAGAGATATAATAATTTTTATATTATTTGCATATAATAATTTTGAAAAAATTTTAAACTCTATAGATAATGAAACTAAGTCAATGTATAGTTCAAACTTTTCTAGACTTAATTATATTAGAACAAAATATTATTCTTCATCTAAGGCTAAAAAAATTATTAATAAATTTAAAATATTCGTTGAAAAATAAAAAGTATAATCTATAATAAAGATATGAGTAATATAACAAGTTCAATGTTCGATAGTATAAAGTCTGCATTAGCAGCAGATAACGATAATAATAAAAGTGCAATTGGTGATATTTTAAAAACGCCTCCTGGTAATACTTTTACTGTAAGATTGCTACCTTATAGTAAAGATCCTTCTAAGACGTTTTTTCATTATTATCAACATGGTTGGAATAGTTTTGCTACTGGTCAATATACTAGTGCAATCTCTCTTCAAACCTTTGGTGAAAGGGACCCTATTGCTGAAGAGCGATATAAGATTCTTCGTACAGGTAGTAATGAAGAAAAAGAAAAAGCTAAGGCTATAGTTCGTTCTGAAAAGTGGTTAGTAAATGTTTATGTAGTAAATGATCCTGTTAATCCTGAAAATAACGGTAAGGTTAAAATGCTTCGCTATGGTAAGCAGATTCATAATATTATAACTGATGCAATTGAAGGTGAAGATGCATCAGAGTTAGGTCCTCGTATCTTTGATTTAGGTCCTAACGGTGTTAACTTTAGGGTTAAGGTTGAAAAGCAAGGTGACTTTCCTACTTATGTATCTTCTAAGTTTGGTATGCCCGGTGCTATTGATGGATTAGACGATGATAGTCATAAAGAAATTTATGATAGTGTATTTGACCTATCAAGTGTGTTTAGTGTAAAGAGTTCTGATGAACTTAAAACTATGTTAGATGAGCATTATTTTGTAAAGGAATCTACTACAACTACTACTGTAATGTTTGATAAGGAAGAAAATAATACCCCAGTACAACCTACAGCAGTACCTGAGCCAGTGGTAGAAACTAAAAAAGAAGAAGATGAAGATGAAGTTCTAAAAGAACTACTTGAAGGTCTAGACGTTTAACGAAAATGGCTGAAGGACAACCAGAAATGATTCCTATGCCTGATATGACTCCTCAAGGTGTTAATCAAGTTGAAGTATCTAGACAGTTATCTCCAGAAGAAGAAAGGGCCACATTACTTAATTTTATGGGTAATATGTATGGCGAATCTAAAAAGATGGATGGTAACATAATAAATCCTACTAATACTTTGCAGAGAGGAAAAAGTGAAGAGTTAAAAAAACAAATTGAACAGGTTTATACTCAACCTAAGCAGTCTGTACCTCAGCAGGTACAGACTGCACCTCCTGCACAGCCAACTTTTGAACAGGCCCAACCAGTTAAAGAATTAGTTGAAACTGATACTGACCAATTAACTTTAAATTTCAATATTTCTGAGAAAGAGGACCTTTTGAATAAAATAGATGAAATGTCCAAAAAGATTAGTATTAATATGAAAGAGGTTAGAAATTTAAGTAATAAAATTAATAGTTTATTAGAAAATATTACTACTAACTCTTTACCGATAAAAAGACAAACAAAAAAAAAGTCAGTTGATAAAAAAGAGGAAGTCTAATATAATAGACTTAGCTTATGAGTTATTTAAAAATAAAAGATAAAAAAGATTTTGTTTCTAATTTTTTAGTACCTGTATCTAATATAAATGATGCTTGTATTTTATCTATTGAGGACAATAATATTACATGTACTTTAGCATCATCTGATGCAACTATAGTATGTAAAACAAGCATTACAATTGATACTGATTTAAATAGTGGTACAAAATTAAACTTACCTGATATAAAAAAAATTATTAGAGTATTAGATATTATACCTTCAACTGATATTGAATTACAAGTAAATGAAAATAATTTATCTTATAATAAAAATGGATATAAATTTAAATATCATTTATTAGATGATGGCATTATAAAGCAACCTTCTTTAAATGTTGAAAAGATTAAAAATTTAGATTTTAATACTAAATTTACAGTAAGAGAGAGTGAGTTAAATACTTTGTTTAAAGGTAGTACTTTTGCTACTGAAACTTCTAAGGTTTATATCTATGAAGAAGATAGTAAAATTTTTAGTGAGTTAGGGGATAGATCAAGACATAATTCAGATAACTTCGTTTGTAAGTTAAGTGAAAATTATGAAGGTAATATAGATAAACCTTTACCTGTCAATTTTGATTCATTTAGATTAGTAAGTTTTAATGGTAGTGGTGAAATAAAATTTAGTGTTAATACTAATATGGGAGTTATAACTTGTAACTTTAATAAAGGCGAGACTGAATTGATTTATATTATTTCTGCATTAATTAATTAATATATGAAAAAGGATTGGTCTGAATATAAAGTAAAAAATAAAATTAAAACTCCTGGTTATTTTATAAAAAGATTAAAAGATAATGGATTTGTAGTTTTAAAAATGTTTAATGCATATTCTGATGTTGATCCAAGAAGATGGACAGTGTTAGTAGACCCGGGTTATCATAGTGTATATGTAACATGTTTTACTAATAAGGATGAAAAGGGTGAAGTTTTATTTGAATTTGATGATGGTGGTAATAACTTCAAAAAAGGATTTTATTTAAAAACTC